TTTGAATCTTGAAGCTCTCAAAACTCAAGAAATGCGCCACAAAACCTTAACCAGCCCCTCGGGACTACCACCGGGGGGCTTGGCTTTTGGACTGCGGCCGCGAGTGCTTGACACCGGTTCAGAGATGCCCCTAATCTCTCCCATAACCGGAGAGATCCTGGACGCTCTGGGCAGCACGTAGCGGGCTGCGAATCATTAGTCCACCGGTACGGACCGGCGAAATGGCTCTGGCGATAACAGAGCCCCAATTCGAGGGCAGCGGCATGGATTCTAAGCTGACTGATAGCTTGGGGGACGTGGCCACACTAAACCGAGGGGGTGTGCGATCCCCATGTGTTGCCTTGGGGTTGGGACATAGGGTGTAACGCGAAGGCTTAGCCGAAAGCGGACAGGCTAGGCTTAGCAGAGCATCAGTTAGCAGAGAGGGCTGAGGCTAAACGGGGCCAGGATAGGGTCCGTGGTCTTAAGCCCTCGGTTTATCTGCAGTCCGATTACCAGAATAACCTTTCGGGCGGCGGACTGACTCTAAGACTTTCAGCCCTAGCGGCTTCAAGAGCCTTTAGGGCTTTTTCTTTTTGTCGGCTGAGCTTAGCGCGGCCTGCGGCTTTTAATCTCTGGTCGAGTCCTATCAGAGCAAGCGGAACCCACTTAGGGACGGGGCATCGGCCATGCTCCCAGCGCCATACCGTGCAAGCCGCTACCCCGAAGGCTTCCGCCATTTTCGCCTGGCTAATCCCAAGCTTTTTTCTGGCATTCCTAAAGTTATATTCCTGCATCAGGATTAACTGATATTGGCAGTGACCGTGCCAATACTTCTAGTCCCACCTTTCCCAGCATGCCAGCTCCCGCAACCGCCGCCAATCCCCCACACTCCCAGGGCCTCGCAGCCCGGATCGGCTGGCCAGCTCAGCCCTATTTGACATTTTACATTTTATCGGACATCGACCACACTAGTGGAACCCAATAAAATCAGCTACTTAGCACTAGCCTAAACCATGTCCGGTATCGTTTCCGAGTTATTGGATAGGTTATGCCCTGACAATGCGCGCCAGCCCGTGGGGAAAATGCGCGCGAGTGTGGGCAAAACGCGTGTGGGGGTCACCCCCCGCATCGTCGCTGCTCACATTGCGATACTCCCATCTCGGCAAACGAACACCCCCAATCCCCTCTCACCCCAGGGGCAATATTGCAGCTCCACTGTACAAACTCCACCTCAACAATTGGCAGTCTAGCTGTCAATACATTGCGCCCGCAATGTAGACGTGCAATTCTTCTAGCATGTCCAACTCCAAGAAGCCGGTTCCCACGGCGGATGACTATTGGGCAGACAGTCGGACGTTGAAGAATTCGCGTCACGAGTTGTTTGCGTATTGGATTGTTCAGGGCAAGAGCCAGGCGGAGGCATATCGCAGGGCTTTTCATGGGGATGAGGAGGAGGGTTCTCCGCACTCAGCTCGAATGGGCAGTGCTTTGATGAAGCGTCCTGAGGTGGCGTATCGGATTGCGCAGCTTCAGAAGATGGCTGCAAGCCGTGTAGTGGACACCATTTCTATCAGCGAGTCGTATGTGGTGGACGGTTACAAGGAGCTTCTGGAGCGTTGCATGCAGCGTGAGCCGGTATTGGATCGGCACGGCCAGGAGACGGGGGAGTGGAAGTTTGACGCTTCGGGTGCAGCCAAGGCATTAGAGATGATGTCGAAGTATTTGGGGCTGTACAAGGAGAGGAAGACGGTGGGTGAGGTGGAGGGGAAGAGTGACGCAGAACTCAAGCGGTCAATCACAAGTCTCCTCGGGGCGCTTAACGGCGTTGGTGGAGCTGGAGAGGCACCTTCAGGAGTTGAGCCGGAGGAAGCTGAGTCTTTACGAGCCTTACCCGAAGCAAATTGAGTTTCACGCCTTAGGGGCAACGAAGAGGGAGAGGTGCTTTTTAGCTGGGAATCAGTTGGGTAAATCGACGGCGGGTGGAGCGGAGTCGGCTTACCACGCGACAGGTCTTTACCCGGAGTACTGGCAGGGATTGAGGCTGGACCATCCGGTTGTGATGTGGGTAGCGGGGAACTCGAATGAGACGACTCGCGACAATCCTCAGAGGATCCTCATGGGTAGGACTGGGGAGTGGGGGACGGGGATGATCCCTCAGCGTTGCATAGAGGATGTGAAGAAGGCGAGGGGTCTAGCTGATTTCATTGACACGTTGAAGATCCGGCATGTGACGGGGGGTCTTTCGACGTTGCGGTTCAAGGCGTATGAGCAGGGTGTAGACAAGTGGCAGGGTGACACTCTGGACATTGTTTGGTTCGACGAGGAGCCGCCGGCTGACATTTATTCTGAGGGGTTGACGAGGACGAATCACGGGAATCGTGGCCGAGGTGGGATTGCATACATTACGGCGACTCCACTGATGGGCATGACGGAGGTGATTCGGAAGTTTTATCCGACCCCTGAGATTCCATCTCGCGCACTGACGCAGATGACGATTCACGATGTCAAGCACTACACGCCGGAGCAGATCGAGCTGATTATTGCTTCGTATCCGGCTCACGAGAGGGAGGCTCGTTCCAAGGGCATTCCGGCTCTGGGTTCGGGTCGGGTCTTCCCCGTGGAAGAGTCGATGCTGGAGCAGCCGATCTTCAAGGTTCCAGATCATTTCGCTCACATCATTGGGGTGGACTTCGGTTGGGATCACCCGACTGCGGCGGTGCATTGCGTGGTGGATCGGGACTCGGGCTCGTTCTATGTGGTGAATGCGTATCGCCAGAAAGAGCAGATCGTTCCGGTTCATGCTGCGGCGATCAAGGCGTGGGGTCCGCATCCGGTGGCGTGGCCGCATGACGGATATGTCCATGACAAGCTGTCTGGGGCGGAGCTGGCCGTTTCGTATGCCTCTCATGGCCTTCAGATGATGTCGGAGCACTCGACGCATCCTGGGGGTGGGTATGGGGTCGAGGCGGGCGTGCAGGAGATGCACGAGGCGATGCTGACGGGGAAGTTCAAGGTGTTTTCCCATCTTGGCCAGTGGTTCGACGAGTTTCGGACGTACCATCGGAAGGACGGTCAGATCGTCAAGAAGTTCGATGACTTGATGTCGGCGACTCGGATGGCGTGGATGATGAAGAGGTTTGCGCGTCCGACTGCGAGGGCGAAGATCCCGATGGTGGTGGGGAGGGGATATGATCCTCTCCATCGCGGATCTCGTTCTGTGAGTGTGAATTAGGGGGTCGAGATGGCGAGCTTGTGGGGGAATTTCTTCAAGACTCCTTTGACTGAATTGTCGGGGATGAGCGACGAAGAGAAAAAGAAGGCTATCTCGACTCCGGGTGAGAAGCAGCCGGGTTACACATTCATCAGCAATCTGGCGAAGGAGACGATTGCGGCGGCGTCTCCGTATGGGTTCAAGCCCACGGAGTCGAGCAATCTGTTTGGTTTGGCTTATGGAGCCAATCGTTACGAGGATTATCTGAAGGCGGCGGCGGTGCGGAAGCAGCGTAGGGAGGGAGTGGAGCCTCGGGGTCTTTCAACAGCGGCTCGGTTCGGTTTGGCGTTGCAGAGGCAGAAGCGGGTAGCTTCGACTCTCCTGGGCGGTGCAGCGCAGGAAGATCCTGCAAAGAGGACGGTGCTAGGAAGTGGCTGATCTAGCGTCGGGCATCATTCGCAGGTTCGAGTCCCTGTCTGGGATTCGAGCGAATCACGAGTACAAGTGGCAGCTCATTGCAGACCACTGTGTTGGGCGTGGCGACTTTGTGACTCAGAGGACTGCTGGAGAGCGTAGGGATCAGTACATCTTCGACAATACGTCGATCAACTCCAGCAATCTTCTCTCGGCCTCGATTGACAGCGTGATGACGAATGTGGCAACCCGTTGGTTCGGGTTGGGGACAGAGGATGAGAGGCTGCTGGAGGATGAGGATGTTGTCTTCTGGCTGATGCACGTCGAGGATTCGATGTACTCGGCGATGATGGCCCCGGAGGCCAATCTGGCTCCTCAGCTACATGAGATGTATCAGGATCTGATCGACTTCGGGACGGCTTGCATCTTTGTTGATGACGTTCCGGGTCGTGGGATTCTTTTTTCAGCCCGTCCGTTGGGGGAGATATTCCTGGCTGAAGACCCGTATGGTCGGGTCGATACGGTTTACAGGGCGTTCCGTTACACGGCTCGTCAGGCATTCGAGAAGTGGGGGGACAGGTCGGGCGAGCTGGCGAAGAAGATGCACGAGACGCAGCCCGATACTCCGGTGGACTACATCCATGCCGTATTTCCCAACAAGGACTACAACCCGAATGCGTTGGGTTCGTCTGGGATGAAGTGGTCTTCGGTTGTGGTGGAGAAGAGCGGGAAGAAGACCGTGGAGACGGGCGGCTTTTATGACATGCCGTTCATTACGCCTCGCTGGAGGAAGAGGGCTGGCGAGACGTATGGGTACGGTCCGGGTGAGGCGGCTCTTCCTGAGCAGATGACCTTGAACGAGATGAGGAAGACGAAGCTCAAGGGTGCTCAGAAGGCGGTAGATCCGCCGCTCTTGGTGCCGGACGATGGCTCGATTACCCAGCTCAACACTCAGCCGAATGGTGTGATTACCTATCGGCAGACTCCGGGCGGGATTGTTCCTCAGTACATGGAGAGCCGGGCTCGATTCGACATTGCGAACGAGGAGTACCGGGAGGCCAAGCAGGCGGTCAAAGAGGCTTATCATTACGAGATCCAGAACATCTTTCAGGATCCTCGGATGACGGCGACGCAGGTGGTCGAGCTATCGACTCGGGCTCAGCAATTGATGGGGCCGATGCTGGGTCGGATTCAGGTCGAAGCCCTGGAGCCGATGCTTCAGCGGGTGTACGGGATCTTGAGTCGTTCTGGGAGGTTGATGCAGCCTCCTCCGGCATTGGCTGAGCAGTCGTTGAACATCCGTTACATCTCGCCGGCCTCTCGGGCTCAGACGGCTTCGGATGCAGCGGCGATTGACGAGATCATGGTTTCGGCCATCTCGTACTCTCAGGTGGAGCCGGATGTGTTGGACATCGTGGACTTCGATGAGGCGATTCGAGAGAAGGCGAAGAGTAAGGGTGTCCGGGGCTCGATTGTTCGCAGCCAGAAGGATGTGGAAACCATCCGTCAGGCCAAGGCTGAAGAGTCGAATCGCAGTCAGCAGAACGATGAGATGCTTCAGGCGGCAGAAGGGATCAGCAAGATTACTCCGGCGCTGGCGTTGGCTCAGCAAGGGAATGCAGCGTGATTCAGGCGATCAAGAATACGGCTCTGGTCAAGTGGCATCAGGACTATCAGACGGTATTCAGCACTCCTCAGGGGCGTAGGGTTCTGTCTGATCTGGTGAGGACGGCGAATGTGGATCGTTCTACATACGTGACGGGCGACTCTCATCAGACGGCTTTCAATGAGGGAAAGAGAGCGATTGTCATGCGGATTCTGAACCGGCTTCATGTGTCGCCGGAAGAGGTCATCCGAATCAGCAAGGAGATTGTTGTCAATGAGTGAAGAGATCGGGTCCGCTTCGGCGGGCAGCCCTACTGGGGGCGATCCGGGGAGTCAGGGGAGCGTACAGCCTGCTGCGACGTGGCGGGATGGTCTTTCTCCTGATCTGAGGGACAGCCCTTATATCTCCAGGCTCGATTCGATAGAGGCTCTAGCCAAGGAGCACGTCAACGCTCAGAAGCTGATCGGAAAGAAGGGGGTGATCCCTCCTGACGAGAAGGGAACGCCGGACGATTGGAATCGGTTCTACAACTCTCTAGGCCGGCCGGAGTCCCCGGACAAGTACAATCTTTCTGGAGTCAAGGTTCCTGAGGGAGTTCCGTGGGATGCTGACTTCCAATCCGACATTCTCTCAACTCTCCATGCAGCGGGGGCGACGCAGAAGCAGGCCGAGGCTGTGCTGAAGGGGATGATCGAGAAGCAGACGAGTCGGTGGAATGAGTATTCGTCCGAGGTGGGCGGGAAGAGGGATTCAGGTCTTCAGGCTCTTAAGTCGGAGTGGGGATCGGCTTATGCGTCCAAGCTCGACCTGGCCAACCGGGCCTACTCGGCTGCATTTGGAGACAAGGGGGATGCAGTCCGAAATCTGGTTCTAGCGGATGGGACGTTGCTGGGTGACAGCCCGGAGGTGATTCGGGCTTTTGCTGAGCTGGGGGACAAGTTGAAGGAGCATGGTCTGGCCGAAGGGGGGTCCAGTTCAAGGGCTTCTGTGACTCCCGATGAGGCCAAGGCTCAGATTGCTTCGATGCTGGCAGATCCCGACATCAACAAGGCATTGAATGATCGTTCTCATCCTGAGCACGAGTTCGCAACGAAGAAGAAGGCTGCATTGTATGCAGCGGCCTACCCGGAAGTGGTATGAGCAGACCGCCCAGGGTGGGGAGTGATGATAGGAATCTGACAGCCGATGAGAAGTTGAGGCTGGAGGCATTGAGGGCCGCTCTGGAGATGAGAACGAGTATCCAGACGGCTTCTGAGGTGGTTCAGGTGGCAAAGGTTCTGGCCCGGTTCATCAAGGAGGACAAGCCAGACTGAAAGTTTCGTGCAGGGCAATCGGGTTACCGATCCTGCTGCTATGGACGAAAGAGTCCCGGCTCGGAGCGGCCGTCAACGCTCAAGAAAGGGTCCGTCTCGGGCAGCCCCTTCGGTGGATGAAAAACAATCACTGAACGGAGGCTCAAGAGATGAGCAACCAAATTACGACCGCCTTTGTAAACGAATACAAGGACGGCGTTCGGATCAAGACTCAGCAGGGTGCAAGTCGTCTGCGTGAGGCCGTCACCGTGGAGATGGTGAACGGCGAGACGGCTTCGTTCGATCAGATTGCTGCTACGGCAGCGGTCCAGCGTGTGACTCGTCATGGGGATACCCCCCTTGTCGAGACTCCGCACTCCAGACGCTGGGTGTCTCTGGCTGACTACGAGTGGGCGGAACTGATCGACAATCAGGACAGGATCCGCACTCTAAACGATTTTGCTTCTCCTTATCAGCGCAATGCGGCTGCTGCGATGGGCCGCTCGATGGACGATGTGATCATCGAGGCTGCGAACGGAACGGCGAAGACGGGAAAGTCCGGCACTGGGACTCAGGCGTTCGACACGGCGAATCAGGAGATTGCCGTGGGCGGAACGGCCATGACTCTTGCCAAGATTCTCCAGGCCAAGGAAATCCTTTGGGTTGGAGAGGTGGACGACATGGACCCTGCGTTCATGGTCGTGAGTGCGAGGGAGCTGACGACGCTGCTGAATACGACTGAGGTGAAGTCTGCGGACTACAACTCGGTCAAGGCTCTTGCGATGGGTCAGATCGACACGTTCGCAGGATTCAAGTTCATTCGCAGCCAGCGTCTTCCCATTGTGGGTGGCGACCGGCAGTGTCTGGCCTGGGTCCAGTCGGGTGTGACGCTCGGCATTGGCGAGGATATCGTTGCCAAAATCAGTGAGCGTGATGACAAGTCCTATTCCACGCAGGTTTACACTTGCATGTCGTTGGGCGCGGTGCGGATGGAAGAGACGAAGGTCGTCCGAATCATCTGCGATATCGTGTAAGGAGGCCATGACATGGCGACTGTTTACGGAACGAACTACACCGCAGCGTATGTGACCACTCCCTGCCAGGGTGTGGCCGCGTCGGACGGTGGCGGTCGTGTGGGTGCCATTTATGACTCCTACACGACGGATGGAAGCGAAACGGTTGGGAGTACGATTACCCTCGGAACCAAGATTCCGGCAGGGGCTCGCATTCTCGACACGGCACTTGACCATGGTGCGATGGGTACGAGTACGACTCTGGCCCTGGACATCAACTCGGTGAACTTCATTGCTGCAGCGAGCACGTCTACGGCAGCGATCAAGTATCGAGGTCAGGGGCTGGGTATCGGCACCAAGCTGGCGACGAGTGCTTCGGTGGTTCTGACCGTTGCTGGGGCAACCCTGACTGCGGCCAGAGACATCAAGGTGTACGTCCTCTACCAGATCGACTGATCGAGGGGGATGTTGGGTCGGGTGGTTCCTTCCCGCCACCCGGCCCAACAGGAGGTCTGATGTCTTCTCAAGTCGATATCGTCAATGCGGCGTTTGTCAAGATTGGTGTCCCTCGCATCGTGACGATGCTGGACGATGTGGACAGGGCTGAGCTGGCTCTGGCGATTTATGCCGACCAGAGGCAGCACGTCTTGAGAGATCATCCATGGAACTTTGCCATCAAGCGGGCTTCTCTGGCGGCTCTAGCTGCTGCACCGGAATGGGGGTTCACTTACAAGTATCAGCTCCCCGGAGATTGCTTGAGGGTGTTGGAGACATCCGAGGATGTGGACGGTGGGGACTATGAGTGGTTCGTTGAGGGGAGAGTGATTGTGACGGACCTGTCTCCCCCATTGCTGATCCGGTATGTCTCGGACATCGAAGACGAGAACGAGATGGACGCTCTCTTCAGGGAGCTTCTAGCCATTCGGATAGGCCAGGTTCTTGCTGAGCCTTTGACTGGATCATCTGAAGTGGCTGCGGCGATGAAGAACGAGTACGAGGACAAGCTGAGGGCTGCGCGCGGATCGGATGGGCAGGAGGGGTCTGCTCAGAGGATGCAGGTCACGAGCTGGGTGACCGCACGCAGGACAGGGGTCAGGGGTGCCCTTTAGGAAGACGCAGCACGCCTTTTCTACGGGGGAGGTGAGTCGTCTTGTGCATAGCCGAGATGAGGTCCAGCAGATTTCTGCTGCTCTCAGGACTATGCAGAACTTCATTCCTCTGATTCAGGGCGCAGCTCAGAAGCGGTCGGGTACGAAGTTCATTTTCCAGCCCTGGGTTCCGACTGGATACGGGGCTCCGAATTATCACCTGATACCGTTCCACTCTCCAGAAGGTGAGTACATGCTTCTGGGTGGGAATGGTTTTGTCTACATCTGTGAGAATCGTCAGCAGCTAGCGGATGGTCGTGACCTGACGATTACTAACATAGATACGGTTTCGGATGAGATCGAAATTGGTGCGTTGGATGACAACACGCCTTTGGCTGGACCGTGTAAGTTTACGACTACGGGTACTCTTCCCACTACTGTTCCGCAGATCAACACGACGGATAGCTATGAGATTACCGCTACGGCAGGCGTGAAGGAGTATCATGTATATCCGTTGGCCGGTGGTCCGCTTATTACCTTTTCTGATGTTGGTGTTGGGACTCACTCCATTACAAGAAATCACATGGAGAGCTTTTCATACTCCGGCTTCGACCTGAAGTATGCCCAATCCGAAGATTCCATGTACTTTGCCAGAGCCGCTCAGGAGCCGTTCAAGCTCATTCGTGAGGATGCAGACACATGGACCGTGACGACGTTTATTACGTTCATCAACGGTCCTTGGGTTCCGATCAATCAGACTGAGATTTTGATAACCGTTACGGCAACAGTTGGAACCCTGGACGCGGTTGGATCTACTGTTACTCTGACGGCGAGTGGACCTGTTCCGGCAGCCGGGTTTTTCCAGCCTGGGGATGCCGGGAAGTGGATGAGGATTTACGACCTTCCTATTACGGGCAGTCCCAGTAGCGGAGTCGGTGTTGTTTCTCTTCCGGGTGTAGTGGGTGCAGGGAACTCCATTGCTGGTTGCACGATTCAGAGGGCCTGGCAGAACAACACAGGAGTCGCCGGGTTTGATTTCAACTTCGGTCTTGCGTGGACTGCAGCTCGTGGGTATCCGGCTTGCGTGATGTTCCACGAGCAACGGCTGTTCTATGCAGGAGAGCCGCTGCTTCCTCAGACTCTCAGGGGATCTGAGACGTACAAGTACGAGAACTTCTCTCCCAGTGAAGATGATGGGACTGTGGTGAGCACAAATGCGGTCGAGTTCACTCTAAACTCAGATCGTTTCAATTCTGTCAAATGGATGTTGTCTAGTGGGAAGCTCTATCTAGGAACCGATGGAGGTATCTTCTCTGTCGATAGCGCCAGCGATTCGGAGCCGATTACTCCTACGTCCATTGACGCAAAGAGAGTCAGCTCGAATCGCTCGAACAATGTGCAGCCTGTTGGTGTGGATTCTTCCATTGTCTTCACGACTCCAACCGGAACCAAGGTTGTTTCGATTGACTATGAGTTTGCCAAAGACAAGTTCATTGCAGAGGATCTGACTCTTCTGGCAGAGCACCTTTCTGCAGCGGGCGTGGTTCAGATAGCATTTCAGCAGGAGCCAGTTCCCTCTCTATGGGTGGTGTGTACGGACGGATCTCTCTTGTCTCTAACGATTGACTCCAGCCAGAAGGTCAGAGGCTGGACCCGG